GTGATCTAGAGAGTTGGTTACTTTCTTCTTGCTCCATTACAAACTGTCAGAATGTTGGGTTTGACCGCCCCACCCTCAATCAGGCGCTTGATTGAGAAATGCATTCGGATAAGTGTAATGTTCTGCGAGTATGGCGGAATCGGTAGACGCACCAGACTTAAAATCTGTTGACCATTACGGTCGTGGGAGTTCAAGTCTCCCTACTCGCACTAAATAAGGCAGCGGAACGTTCCTATGTCTCAAAAGTATAGAATCACCTCAAAATATTGTTGGTTTGAGAATGCATCTTTTGTAGTTAAGATGTACTTTATCAATAATATTCCATTCACATTTGATGAATTGCCAGATGGTCATCTGTATGATAAGGATGTAACAACGGAAGCAAATGAAAATATGTCATATGATTATGAGGATCTTTATAAATTATCGGATTATTTAATTTCGGAACAATGTCATCCTTGTCTATTTCCTATTGATTTAGAGAACCCCGAAGATATGCCAGATGAATACAGGGAAGATCTGCCCAGCTAAATAGAACATAGAAATATTTGGACGATATTTTCCAATGCCATTGAATAAGCTAGAGAACTTTATTAAGAACACAGAGGGTAGAATTTTATATGTTAATCCAAATGATTTGGATGCAACTGATAGTATTTCAAACTCTGGTAATTCGCTGACAAAACCCTTCAAAACCATTCAAAGGGCACTAATTGAGTCTGCAAGATTTTCTTATGTTAGAGGTGTAAGTAACGATAAGAACGATCAAACTACGATTCTTTTATTCCCTGGTGAGCACATTGTAGATAACAGACCTGGTTATGGTATTGTTGATCAGGGTGGAACTGCAAAAGCATTTAGACCTTCTGATGGTACTTTAACTGATGCATTAACAGAGTTTGATCTAAACTTAGAAACTAATTTTGATTTAACTCAAGAAGAAAATATTTTATATAAGTTCAACAGTGTGTACGGTGGTATTGTTATACCAAGAGGTACATCACTCGTAGGTCTGGATCTCAGGAAAACTAAAATTCGTCCAAAATACGTACCGAATCCAACAGATCCAGATGTAAAGAGAACTGCTATATTCAGAATTACTGGTAATTGTTACTTCTGGCAATTTACTATTCTTGATGGAAATGAGCAGCAAACTGTTTATACTGATCCAACAAACTTTAGTGATATTGCAAAACCAACATTTTCACACCACAAACTGACAGTATTTGAATACTGTGATGGTCTTAATGTTCCAAGAGATCTGAGTTCTACATTTACACTCACAGATCTTGATATGTATTATGCGAAGTTATCAAACGCATATAATACAGGATCTGTAGATAAGAATATTGACTTTAAGTATCCAGATCAACCACTATCTTTTGCTAAAGAAAGACCAGAGTACGAGATTGTTAGTGCTTTCGCAACTGATCCCCTTAGAATCTTAAATATCTTCTCAGGTGATGGAGCAACTCCATCTTCTGTTATTACTGTCGAGACAGCAGTTGAGCATAACCTAACCACAGATACTCCAATCAAGATTGATGGTGTTGGTCAACCAGGGTCTTTGAGTGCTATCTATAATGTATCTACAAAGGTTCAGGCAGTTCTGAGTGCCACTAAATTTACTTATGTAATTCCTTCTATCAGTCCTCTTTTACCAGCATCTCCAGCGTTCACAGATGCCCTTGTAACCGTTGAAACTGATAGTGTCAAGGGTGGATCTCCATATATCTTTAACTGCTCTATGAGATCAGTCTGGGGCATGAATGGTCTCCTTGCTGATGGTAATAAGGCAACAGGTTTCCGTTCAATGGTGACCGCACAATTCACTGGTGTTTCTCTACAAAAAGATGATCGTGCGTTCATTAAGTATAACGAGTCCTCTAGAACTTATGATAGTATTGCCATCTCTAAAGTAACAGGTGATGAACTATCAACACAATCATCGTCTACAAATCCTGCTACAGTCTATCACTTAGATAGTAGTGCAATTTATAGACCAGGATGGGATACGAGACATATATCTGCAGATAATGATGGTTTCGTTCAAGTTGTTTCTGTCTTTGCGATTGGATTTAATATTCACTTCTTTGCTGGAGCAGGTGGTGATAACTCAATCACTAACTCCAACTCTAATTTTGGTCAGATTTCACTCGTATCTGATGGATTTAAGAAAGCAGCATTTGATAAGGATGATTCTGCTTATATCACATCAATCATTCCACCAAAATCAGTTTCACATATTACCGACAGACAGAATATTGATTGGTTCCCATTAGACGTTGGAATTACAACTTCAGTTGGTATTTCAAGTCATTTGTATCTATTTGGATTTAATAGTAGTGAGGATATTCCACCTATTATATCTCAAGGATTTAGAATTGGTGCAAAGAAAGATGATAAACTTTATGTAAATTTCACCAGTCAAACTGGATATGGAATAAGTGAAGCATCAATTTACATGGTAGATAATGAAATAAGTTCTACCGTTGCTACGGTTGGATTAGGTACAACAGCATCTAAGAAGAAATTAGATATTTCAGGTGCTCCAACTGGATTGAATGGTCACACATTTACAACACCATTTAATCATAACTTTGTAACTGGAGAATCTGTTAGAATTTTAAGTGAATCTGGTGATGTTCCAGAAAACTTAACAGAACATACAAAATACTATGTGATTAAGATTTCTGATACTCAATTCAAAGTTGCATCATCTCCATCAAATGCTATTAATAATATCTTTATTAGATGTTATCTCGGCACAGATATGTATGTTGAAAGCAGAATATCTGATAAGGTTGCTGGGGAAGCAGGTGCTCCTGTTCAGTTTGATCCAGTAGTTAATAGATGGTATATTCATGTAAATGCAGATAATGAGATTTACACTTCATTAGATACACTGGGAGTTGCTGGTATTGGAACTGCGAGATCTAAGAGCTCTTTCGTTAAGAGATTTGAGGATACTAGAAGTTTAGAAGATAAGATCTATAAGGTAAGAGTTGTTATTCCAAGAGAATCTACTAATGCTAAGAATCCAGAAGATACTTTTGCGATTCAAGAATCTAGTTCTACAAACACATCCAAACTTCCTGTAAACTCTGACTTCACTATTTCAAATATTGATTCAACAGATGTTCACTGGAATAGAAATCCAAGATTTATCAGTACATGTTCTGCAACAGCAACAGCAATAACTGTTTCTAGTGAACAACCTCATGGATTAAAAGATAATGATACAGTCATCATCGAAGGTGTTACGAGTAGTGACAACTCAGATGGTGAGGATAATCTTGGTTTTAACGGTGTATTTGATGTAACATCTGTTATTGATGATAAGACTTTTACAATTCCAAAGACTGATAATTTTGGTGTTTTCCACACTCCAACTACATTTAGTAATGATACATCTCAGAGAACAGTTTTCCTGCCAAGATTAACTAAGAATAATCTTAAAACAAATTATTATATTTACAGAAAAGAAATTATTAGTGAGTTCATTAAGGATATCCAGGATGGCATTTATCACTTATATGTAATCAAAGCAGATAAAGCAATTGATTCCGAATATACTTATCTTAAGTATAGTCAGAATGTTGTCAATCTCTTCCCAGAATTAGATAGAGATAATCCAATAGATAATCCACCTTCTGCGAGATCTTTTGCTAAGAGAGATCCTATTGGTGAAGTTGTAACAAATGATTTATCTAGAAGCATTACAAAGGAATCTATTGATACTTTTGTTCAAGATTTCTCAGTAGGACTTGGAATCACTAATGTTATTAGAGATGATGTTGCTGGTATTGCAACAGTCTCATTTGATAGGCAACATGCTTTAGCAGGAATTGTATCTTGCATACTTTCCGTTCAAGGAACTGGATATACACCAGCATCTGGAACTAAAACATATTACAATGTTAAAGTTTTTGATGACAGTGATTTAACTATTTGGAATGGTGCAACAGCAGAAGTTAAAGTTACAGATGGATCTGTTGTTGGTGTAGATATTCAATCGGGTGGTTCTTACTATCTTGGAGGATTCTATTACCTAGATGATGCTGTACTTGGTGGAACTGGAACTCAAGCAACTATAAATGCACAAACTGATAGACTTCAAAGTCCTGTCGGTAATGTTGTCCAAACCACTGGTATTGGATCAATTTCCGATGGTTATTTCAGTGTAGTTGGTGTTGGATCTACCAATGTAGTTTCTGTTGCTGTAACTGCTGGAGATCCTATGATTGCTCCAGGTCAATACATGCTACAGGTTGGACCAGGAGTTGCTGTTTCGACATCCGCGTTTGATAGTGGAGTCGTAACTATTACCTCAACTTCTGCTCATGGTCTTGTTGCAGGTAATCAATTTAGAATTGTTGATAATAGTAATAATAATCTAGGTGATTATTTTGTGAATGAGCGTGTGGGTGTTAATACATTTACATTCAAATCATCGGTTTCAATTTCTGGTAATAAGATATTGAAGCATGGTTTATCTGCAAACAATGGTTTATCTGGTTCTAATGGTGAGAATCTTTCGGTTAGATCATTCTCCATGTATGGCAATGAGACTGCAATACTAAGTGAGTCTCTGGTTGGTGTTAATACTTTTAGAATCTCTAGTGCTGGTATTGCAACCGAGAATAGATTTAAGATTGGTGATTATATTCAAGTTGATGAAGAGATTATGAGAATTTCTTCTCCTCTTGCAAAATCTACTAATGAACTATCAGTTATTCGTGGATATTTTGGAACTTTAAGTAAGGATCACCAAGAAGGATCTCTTATTAAGAAACTTAATATTTTACCAGTTGAATTTAGAAGACCATCTATCCAACGTGCTTCTGGTCACACATTTGAGTATCTTGGTTTCGGTCCTGGTAACTATTCTACAGGTCTTCCACAGGTACAAACTAGAACTCTAACTGAAGTAGAAGATCTGCTCTCACAATCACAAGAGAGAGCATGTGGTATCGTTGTTTATACTGGTATGAATAACAATGGTGACTTCTACATTGGTAATAAGAGAGTTTCTCCTTCCACTGGTGAAGAGAAAACATTTGATGCACCAATTCCAACTATTACTGGTGAAGATGCATCAAGACTCAGTGTAATCTTTGATGAGGTTATTATTAAAGAAAGACTGAAGGTTGAAGGTGGTCAGTCTAAACAAATTCTTTCCCAGTTTGATGGTCCAGTTTCATTTAACAATGACGTTAAAATTGTAGGTTCGAGATTTGATTTAGTTGGCGGCGATCTTACAATTACTTCCGAAACTGAATCCACAACTTCAGAAACTGGTGCTATTGTAGTTGAAGGTGGTGTTGGTATTGGTGGTACTATCAATGTTGCTGGAGAAATTAAGAGTGAATCAAATCTTGTTGTTACTGGTACTGGTAGATTTGGTGATGATGTTGTTATTAAGGGAACTACACAATCTACAAATAAAGATACTGGTTCTTTGATTATTGAGGGTGGAGTAGGAATTGAGAAAAATCTGAATGTTGGCGGTGCTGTAGATGTTGAAGGAGATTTCAATATCCAAGGTGCATTGACCGTTGGTGGAATTGGTTCTGGAAATCTTCAAGTTGATGGTGCTATTATTGCTGGGGAGTTCCAAACTGGAAATCTTGGAATTGGAACTGTTAACGACAATACAATTAACACCACTACTGGTGATCTAAATCTTAATACTACTGGTACTGGAAGAATTAAACTCAATGCTAATACAGATATTACTGGTGAATTAAATGTAACTGGTGATATCACTGCATTCCATACATCAGATAGCAGAATGAAGCATCATCCTGTTCGTCTTGAAAGAATGCGCGAAGCAATCAGGAAAATAACTGGTTACCATTATACTTGGAATCAACTTTCTGATAAAGATGGTCAACATGATATTGGTGTTCTTGCACAAGAAGTTGAAGGATTGGGATTACCTGGTATTACAACAACTAGAGATGATGGTTATCTTGCAGTTAATTATCAGAAACTTGTTCCTGTTTTAATTCAAACCATCAAAGAGATGGATGTAGAACTATCCAGACTTTCTGATGTAGTTGGTTCAGTGGAATCCCAGTCCCGAAGATTCTCTAACTTGAAGCACATTGAACAAATGAGGGCAGATATTTATTTCATCATGAGATGGATTTCAGAAAAAGAAGGTGAATTGCCAGAATATTTTACATCAATATCTGAACTTGAACAATAATCATAATAAATAACTCAAAAAAGGTATATGTCTAATTTCAAGAAGGCGTTCAGTTTTAGAAATGGCGTCCAAGTTGATACTGATAATTTTGTAGTTACAACTGCTGGTCTGGTTGGAATTGGAACAACTATACCAACAGAGTTCTTTCATGTTATTGGGAACGCAAAGTTTGAAGATAATATCAACATTGGATCTGTTGAAGTTACAGGTATTGGTACTTTTGATCAAATAAAAGTTGGTAGTGCAATCACCATCAGTGGAAATAGTGGCATCATTACTGCTACTGCATTTTATGGTGATGGTGCTACGCTATCCAACTTACCAACATCACAGTGGTTAGATATTGATCCTGGATTAGGGTTCACATCAATATATGCTCAGGGTAATGTTGGTGTGGGAACGGATGATCCAACAGGAAACTATGTTTTCCAGGTAGGATCTGATCCATCTGATGGAAATAACCTTCCAGGTGTTGGTATTGCTTCAGATGGAAATGCCAGATTCTCTGGTATTGTTACAATAACCAATGGTATCCTCGCTGGTTCTTCAACAATCGCAGATGTTACCATTACAGATAATACAACGGTTGGTGGAATTTTAGCAGTAACTGGTCCTATTGATGCTAATGACAACTTAGATGTATCTGGAATTACTACTCTTAACGCACTAAGAGTAACTGGACTTTCTACATTTACAGGCAATATTGATGCGGATGGCAATCTTGATGTAGACGGACAAACTGATCTAGATGTTCTAAATGTTGCTGAGTTGGCAACATTCTCTGGTGATATTGATGCTAACGGTAACTTAGATGTAGATGGACATACTGATCTTGATAACGTAACTGTTGGTGGTGCTATTACTGCTACTACATTCACTGGTAATCTTGATGGCACACTATTGACTGCTGCACAAGCAAATGTTACTTCACTTGGTACTTTATCTTCGGTTACAGTATCTGGTACCACAGATCTTAACAGTGATGTAAATGTAGGTGGTAGATTACATGTTGCTGGAGTCACCAGTACATCCAGTTTAACTGTTAATACCAGTGTTGGAATCGGAACCACTCTTCCACAAAGCACTTTGCAAGTTGAAGCAGTAAATAATGCGAGATTAGATGTTGTTACTACAGATCCAGATTTCCCAGCAATAGTTTCTATTGGTACTGCTGTTAGTGGTAATGAGAGAGCAACAGTACAATACTCTAATAGCGGATTAAGTATCAATAACTATGATACTGGTGGTATTCGTATCAATATGAATGAAGGTACTAATAGTACCACTCAAGAAAACTTTGCTGTTGCTTTAGATAATCAAGAGATTCTTTCTGTTAGTGGTAGTAGAAAGATTGGTATTAACAAAGAGATTCCTGAATCAGAATTAGATGTTAGTGGTGATTTTTATGTAAGCAATAATGCAACATTTGTTGGAGTTGTCACCATAGGACAAGGAGCAAACCAATTTGTACTGGGTGATGGTAGTTCTCTTCCAATTCCAGATACACAGAATTTTAATACATCCACTGGAATCAGTACATTTAATGATCTAAACGTCACTGATAATATAAGCATTGCTAACACTGCGACTGTCTCTCTTGGTGATTTATTCGTTGAAGAAGGTTCTGTAGGAATTGGAACTACTACATCAGAATATGAAGGATCTGATTACATTCTATCAGTATTTGGAGATTCCTTCACATATGGTTCGTCTGGTGTTACAGGACCTATCTACAGAACTGTCGATGGTAAGTCATTTACAGATCCAAGACCAGCTATTGATGAAACTTCTCAAACCAATACTGTTCCATTCTTAGATCTCGGTGACTTCCAGGTTGAATCTGGAGCATCTACGATAATAGGTGGTTCAGTATCTATTCTACCATTTAAGCTTAAGGCAGTTCCTGGTTATGGTCAAACAGACTATGGTTTAGGGTTTGAAGATGGAGGAACAGGTTATCTTTCTGTCATAGGCATCAACACGGTATTCCCAAGATCTATTCTTGATGCTGGTGCCGCATCTCCTTCAATTAATAGTTACTTTATTCCACCATCTGCACCACAATCTACGATTGATATTATCACAGATTTGTGGGATCCTGCTGGAGGACAAACTGCTTCTGCTGGTCACGTATCTGCAAGGAAAACAACACCAGATGGAATTGTTCCTGGAGCAATTCTTTACAACGAAACTTCTAATCAGTTAGAAGTTGGTATTAAACCAAAAGAATTTGCTC